CTAAAAAATATTGTTGTCTTCCTGTTTCAAGGTCCATGATCCCACCTTGATACTCCGGCATACCACCGTCCATGTATCCTGCTCTTGCTATTCCACCATCAGCTAAACCAGTGAAATCAAATTGAGAGCCCAAGAATCTTGCACCGAGTCCTGTGTAATCTCTAGGGTTTACTTCTTCTTCTTCTTTTTTTACTGCTTCAACAATTGGAGGCACGTAGTTATCTCCATCACCTTTTCCAAAATCGGGATTTACGTTACCATAAGCATCTGTTTCACCAGACATTCTTTTGTCCATATAATTATCATAGCCTTCACCAAAACCAAATTTACCACCAAGTTCATCTACTCTTGCTAAATCTCCAAATTCAAGATCAGCATCCCCTGGAGGTCCAAAAACAAGATCTTCACGCATACCTAATCCGCCGCTGTTATTTTCTCTTCCTGTTTCTACATTAAAAGTATCCATATCACCTGGATTAGGTTCATTGTCCTGACCTAGTCCTCGAAGGTTTTCTACCATTTCAGCGTAAGCTACAGGATCATTTTTTTTTAAACTATCCATATAAATCTGCCTGTTGGGATTTTTATTCATAGATGCAAGTCTTTTTGCTATTTGTACCGATGGAAGATTAGAAAAAAAACCTTTAAAAGCATTTTTAATACCTAGACTAGAAAGTTCTTTAGCTTTCTTATCTTCTGCTTCTTTAGCAATTCTTTTTTCTTCAGCTAAATCAAAAGCTATTTTAGCTTCTTTAGCTATTTTATCTTTTTTTTCTTGTTCTTTTTTTTGAAATTCTACTAATTCTTTTTCTTTTCGTTTTTTAAAATCTGCTAATTCTTTTTCTTTTCTAGCTTGTTCAGCTTCAATTCTTTTTTTCTCTGCTAACTGTTTAGCTATTTTATCTTTTCTAGCTTGTTCAGCTATTTTATCTTTTTTAGCTTGTTCAGCTTCAATTCTTTGTTTTTCTTTTAACTGTCTAGCTTCTCTTTCTTTTTTTTCTCTTAGCTCTCTTTGAATTCTATCTTCGTAGTTGTTATTGTTACCACCATTACCACCACCTGTGTTTGAACCACTACCACCACCACCTGTTTCTGGATTAAAAGTATCTTTATCTCCTGGATTAGCTTCATTATCTCCGCCGCCTCCGCCTCCTCCGCCTCCATCTCCTTGGCCACCCTCAGCTCCAGCATTACCACCACTTGTATCAGAACCACCTTGTCCATCACTATCACCCCAACCATTTAAACTCATTACACCTGATGGTCCTCTGTTAGGTTTACCATTTAAAGAGTTATGTAAATCTTTTTTAAGAAGTAAATCTTTCTCTGCTTTTGTAATATACGCTAATTGTGTTGTAGGGTGGTTAGGTGAGGACTGCCAATCTTTAGGTACAGTAACAGTTTTCTTTTTACCAAGATAGTTTTTAACACCACCTTGCATGGCTACTTTACCATCTTTTAACATCTGTCTTACCTGTTGTGCTCTTGTAATTGCCATTGTTCTATTTTATATAAGTTTGCCTTAGTTTACAATATTATTAATCATCAGATGCAGCACCAAGTGGTGGCATTGCAGCTACTTTTATCTTTAAAGATCGTATAACGTCTTCTTTTTTAGTATCAGTAGATGGGTTTGCAATATCATCCTCTGCTTCTTTATCTGAATTATACTCTACGTTAGTTTTAGTATTTCTTAACACTACTTCTGTTTCACACTTAACAACTGGTACTTTCTTACCATTTATTTCTGTGTATGTTACTTCACCTTCTTCTTTAAACGCCATATTTTCTCCTTAATCTCTGTTAATTTCTAATAATGATGCCACAACATGTAATTCATTAGCATCAGATGCGGTAACTTTCAATATCTCATTTTCTAATAATACTAAAGGTTCTGTTAATAATTGTTCGGTAGTATTAGAAGCTATTGATTTAACTTTAAATAAACTAAATACAGCACTGGCTGCATTAGTTAATGTTGCTGTTATCGTTGCTGCACTTGCAGCATCGTTTGAAACTAATAAAGATTTTATAATAGCTCTAGAGTTACTAGGTGTTGTATATAATGTAGTAGCATTTGTTGTAGTTAAATCTACTTTTGCATTTGTATATATGTTAGCCATTAAACCAAGTAAACCTTTCTTGTTCTTGTTTTTGTTCGTTTAAAAATGTAGAGTTTAATTGTTCTACAATTAAACTAATTGCTCTGTTAATTTGTTTTTGGTTAGAAAAATCATATTGTTCTTTTGGTTCTGGTAATTTTACTACTACTTTAGCCATTATCTACCTCCATCTGGTTGTACATCTATTTTTAAAGTTCCAAAACGCCAAGACTCACTAACATTAGTATTTTCTATTTTTATATTAACAAATCTTCCTCTAGCTCTTGTATCTTTTTTATCGGTGCTAGAATTAATTGTAAAAGGACTAAGCGCTGTTGTTGTTTCAGATTGTTGTGGATAACGTTTGACAGCAAGTGTTACTTTTGCATTACCTTGTAGATCTTTAAAATCTGGTATAAATCTTCTCATAGCTAAAAATACATCTCCAGAAAGTGTAGATCCTGTAGATTTACCTTGAGCATTTTTTTGACTAGCTTGTAAATCAAAGTCATATGATTTTACAAATGATGTAACTGTTGTTGTACTACCATTTGCATTAACTTGATCAGTTCCTACTTCATGTTCAAATAAAGTTGTTTGACCTAAACCATCTTCACCAATAACTTCAGGAAAACTTCCCGATGCTGAAGCATTTAATTTAGTTCCAAATGGTTTTGGATAAACTGTTGCATCAATCCAAGAAGTTCTAGCTTCTGTACCAATATACCAAACACCACCTCTTATTTGTTCACCATAATTAAATACAACATATTGATCATTGTAAGTAGAATTAGTTGATGGATAATACCAAACAACTTCTGTAAATTGATTATTTAAACCTGCACATACTTGTTGACCTTTTGTAGTATCAGCTTGATCATAAACATAGTCTTCAACAGAACATGGTAATGATTTAACCGTACCATCAAACATAAAGAAACCATTAGGACTCATCCAAAACGCAGCACCATCAATTTCAATGACTGCATTTTTACCTATCAACCCACAGTTAGTGCCAACTTGTTCAAAACCAAAAGTAAAAGGTGCACCAATAAATTTCATGGTATACAATGCATTATCTGTCCAAATTAAAATAGCTTCTTTTGCTTTTAATGAACCCATAATTTTTGTACCATCTTGTAATCTTTGTGATCCAGCAGTATTAATTGCTGTTGGTGTGTAATCATTTATATCTTCTTGATCCGAAAATCTTATAAACATATCATCTTGAGTTGCTGTATTTCCTATAGTTGTTTCGGTTCCAAGATGAATTAAGTGACGTGTTGTAGGAGATACTAATGTAACTCTTGTTGCTGTTGGATTAGCTGATGTAGAAAATCCTGATGTAGTAGTTGATGCACGTGTTGTTAATCTTGCAGCATCTCCAGCGTTCCATGTAAATGTTTTACCGTTTGCAATTGTTGCAACCAATACTTGACCAAAATTACTTAATGACCATAAACCTGGTTCAAGAGATACTTCTGATGCTGAAGCGGCTTCTCCCCAATCAACAAAATCTGCAGCGTTAGTTACAATTGTACCACTTGTGTGTGTAGCTCTTATTGAACCATTTACGGCTCTTGTAATACCTGTTAAATTATTTGTTGATATACCTGTATAAGAAATTAATTCTTCATCAATTTGCACTCTTCCTGTTGTAGGAAAACCTGCAGTAGATGTTAAAGCTATATTAGATCCTGAAGTACCACTAGTATTATCGCCCAGTGTTCCATTTAATGTAGTTTGTGTAGCAGTAGAAACTACTCCATTCCATTCTGATATACCCCAACCATAACCATAAGATTGTGCAGCAGGACCAACTGTTTCATAAGGAATTATATCACATGCTCCACCACCTGCAGCACCAGTTGTAGTTTGCGTTCCAGTTACAATTGCAATTAAAGATGAAGTAACTTTTGTAACTTGAAATAATTTATCTTCAAATGCTGCATTTGTTAAACCTATACCAGGAGGAACACTTACATTGTCTAATAAAATAATATCACCTGATTGTAAATTATGTGCTGAAGAAAAAGTTATTGATACTTCTTTAGATGCATCTGCTGCGGACATTGTAACACTACTAATTGTAGATTTTACAGGAGTAATATCATGAAGTTGTCCTTCAAAATATAAAAGTAAAAATTTATCTGTACCAATTGCTATATACCTGTTTCCCGCCAAATCAACAAAAGCAAACTGACGTCTTGCAACACTAACTATAGTATCAGAAACTAATGAAGACCAACCACCAACTTTTTCTGGTAGTCCATATCTAAATCTAGTGTTATCACAATCGACCCATCTATTTTCTGCACCTGATTCGGTGTCTTGTTTATCAATTCCAGGTAAGACTTTAAAGTCAATTAGAGCCATGGTTCGTGGTCCTATATGTTATCTTTGTATATCCAGCCTCTTGTAGCGTTTACATATACTAAAGTAAATGCAGCTCCATTTGTGGATAATACTAAATTACCGGCATTCCCTAAAATAGGTTGACTATTTCTATTGATAGTTAAGTTGTTTGATCCAAAACTATTTCCACTATCTATGAATGTAACTTCATTTCCTATTGCAGGTGAAGCTGGCAATGTTACTGTAACTCCTGTACCAATACCACTTCCTGAAGTATTAATTAATAATTGATCACCATTAACTGCTGTATAAGCACCGGGTATTGTATAATAGCCTTTTGTAATAGGCCCTGAACTAATGTTAGTTCCGTCAGAATATAAAACTATTTTAGCTCCTACTGGAATAGTTACACCTGTTCCTGAAACAGTTTTAACTGTTAATGTATAATTAGATGAAGATCTAACTGTTGCATCTTCTACAATAAAAACTCTTTCTGCAGAGTCGGGCATAGTAACAACTCTGTTTCCAGTTAAAGTTCCTGTAAATTTATAGTATAAATTTTTACCATTTGATACAGCAAACGTTGAAAGAGCTAATGATAAATCAGCTGCTGCTATACTTTGAGTAAAATATCCAGATGCTGCTTGTTCTAAAATTTGTAAATTTGTATTAGTAATTGTACCCCAAGTACCTGCTTTTTCACCTGTTGTTATTAACTCTAATTTTAAATCTGTTGATGTACTTGATGCCATTTTTCTCCTATGGGTTTAATGGATCTATTGGGACCCAAACCTGATTCACACCTGGCGGAATCGGATTCCATGTTATAGCACTTACAGGGTTTGTTGCAACATTTAATTGTATGCCAGTTGGTACTATTAATTGATTAGGAATAGGACCAATATTACCTATTGTTATATTAAATCTATTACCGGATACAATAACTACAGGACTAACAGTGCTACTTCCAATGTCAGAAAAAGTTGTTTGTGCAAATGTTGTAGTTCCAAAAAACATAATTTATCCTTACGGTGTTGAAAGATTTCTCCAAACTTGACTTACGTTAGGATCTATCTGGTTCCACAATCTAATTGTTGGATCTGTTGTCCCAACTTTAAACTCTGTTCCAGTTGGCACTATACCAGCTTTTGCAACAATTGTCACTGATCCAGTAGATAGGTTATATCTATTACCTGTTATAATTGCTGTTGCATTTGCTTTGGCTGTTGCATTACCTATTGATAAATTAAACCTATTTCCTGTAACTGAGAAGTTTGCATCCGCTGCAATTGTAACTGTACCTGTTCCAATATTTAACCTGTTACCATTAGGTAGAACAACTGCTTTACCGGTTACGGTTACATTACCAATTGATGTATTAAATCTGTTTCCTGTTACTTGAGCCGTGGCCCCTGCTGCTGCAGTAACTGTACCTGTAGATAAATTTAATCTATTACCTGTTGCTAGAACAAGTGCTTTTGCAACTATAGTTGGATTACCTGTAGTAATATTAAATCTATTACCCGTTACAGATACATTAGCATCAGCTGCAACAGTTACATTTCCTATAGATGCATTTAATCTACTACCGGTTGGTATTACTCTTCCACTAATAGAGAATGTAACTGAACCTGTGCCTAAATTATATCGATTACCTGTTACAGGTACGTTAGCGCCTTCTTTAACGGTAACGTTTCCTGTAGTTAGATTATATCTATTGCCGTTTGGAAGAACTAAAGCTTTACCAACTACGGTTATATTACCGATTGATATATTAACTCTAGAACCTGTTACGGCTACGTTCGCATCGGCTATACCTATATCCGAAAACGGTGCTTGGGAAAAGGTAGTAGTGCCGAAGAACATGGTAGATTACTACCAGTCTTTAGTCTTTGAAGTAAGTTCTGGTGCTTTTTGACTTTCGATTTGTG